CTTACACACAGAATGCAAAGGAAGAGGTGGATAAGGTAAAAGCCGAAAAAGAGGCAGAGGGGTATTATAAAAAGATATTTTTATTTGTAATCTATGAGGAATATTCGGGATATAAGAAGCCTTTCTGTATCAGAATTAACAGATGAGGAAATAGTAAAAGCAGCAATGGATAGAATTAAAACAAGGTCTATCATGATGGTATATGAGAATCCTGATGACCTAAAACTCATATTTCTAGGTAGATACAGAAAAGGAGGGCGGCTAATGCTTAGACAATTGCAAATTGCTTGGGAAGAAAAGTTTGGTAAGTTTAATAATATTGAGGAGGAGGAATAATGCCATCATTATCATTTTACGAACGTCAGCATGTTCAGCGCTTATTGAAACAGCAGAACGATATAGCAAGGGTCTTTAACCAGTTTTGTGCATCTATATCTCCAGAGCTTAGAAAATGGACGGATACGGGCAAAAGCAGTGTCTGGGTTCGCAATTCTGCTGTTGAAAATGCAATTGAGCGCCAGCTTATTGCTTTACAATCTTCGTTGATGGCTAACATACATACTAATCAGGAAGAATCTTTCAGCGCCTCAAACCTGAAGAATGATGAGCTAATTAGTGCTTTTATTCAAGGGATGGCCGTTACCGAAACATTGCGTAAAGGAATGTTTGCCCGTAACGTTGAGGCTTTAGCTTCGCTTCAGCAGCGCACAACCAATGGGATGAATCTAAATGAGAGAATCTGGGGTATTGCCGATCAGACGAAGACACAACTTGAATTCTATCTTAAAAGTGGCTTGTCCGCCGGTAGGCCGGCTGCACTAATAAGTCAGGATGTCAGGCAATTACTTGAATATCCTAATAAGAGATTCCATCGAATTAGAAATGAAAAAGGAGAGTTGGTACCATCGCAGCCTATGAAAGACTATCATCCGGGACCAGGGCAGTATCGTTCATCTAAGATGAACGCATTGCGCTTGGCTGTAACGGAGACCAATATAGCCTATCGCAAATCTGATTCCGATAGATGGCAAGGACTTGATTTCATACTTGGAATAGATATAAGACGTTCTCCAAGCGCAAAGGAGCCGTGCAAGATATGTGATCCGTTGGAAGGCGAATATCCGAAAGGGTTTGTTTTTACCGGTTGGCACCCGTTCTGTATCTGTATTGCTACTCCAAAAATGATGTCTCCGGAGGAGTTTGCGAATTACTTACTTACGGGTAAATTGCCGAGAAGAAAGATTGTCAGTGATATACCGTCAAACGCAATTGAGTTCATGCGAGATAATGAATACATGCGTGATTCGTATGCGTATAAGGATAATAAAAAATGGTTTGAAGGAAACCTGAAATAAGGTCTAATGTTCTTGGATAACTAACCTTATCAACCCAATATTGCATAACCAAAACATTACGATTATGCAGTATGAAGAAGATATTTTGAACGCAGCTTTTGCGACAGGTTACGAACCTAGAGATGGAATTAGTCGAGAAGAATTATTGTATGAAGCGCGGGAATGGATAACCGACCTTACAAGGTAAATCAGAGCAGCTGTAACAGGCTGCTTTTTTTGTGCGTGAAAGTTTTACCTGTTTTATATTTTAAAGGAAAAAGTACTAACTAATTCACATCGTTATGACACTTATTGATGCAATTAAAAAAGGATTGAAGGCTGCCGGAGTAAACGAAAAGTATGCTCAGAAAGTGCAGAAACTTTTCAATATCGAAAAGGAGGATGGACTGGAAACATATATCCAACTTTTTAAGGATAACATTCTTCCTGATCTCGAAGATACGGCTGCAATAGAAAAGGCTAAAAAGGATGCGATCACAGAGTATGAGAAAGCGAACGGTCTTAAAGGTGGCAAGCCTATTGAGACGAAGCCAAAGGGTAAAAAAGGAAAGAAGAAAGAAGAGGAAGATGATGAAGATGATGATAACGATGATGATGATTTATCAGGCCTTCCTGCTTCTGTTATCAAGATGATGAAAGCACAGCAAAAGCAGATTGCAGACCTTGCAACGAGTGTGACAACGCTTACAGGTAATATTACGACCTCTACTAAACAGGCTTCTGCAAAAACTCTGTTTGATAACGCCAAATTGCCCGAAAAATGGTTTAAACGCCTTGATGTAAATTCTGAAACGTCAATTGAAGATCAGATTAAGGAACTTCAGGATGAATATGCAGAGATCAAACAGGCTTCAATTACTGAAGAGGTTGAAAGCGGTAACTATAAACCGCATATTTCTACTCCAAAAGATCGTTCAGAGAAGGAGTGGGAAACTCTTATGAATGAGGATAAAGGAGCTGGAGCAGAGAGTGGAACCGCCAGCTTAGGATTAGAATAACATCTTTAATTTTATTTCATTATGTATTTAAAAAGAGAAAAAGAATTTCAGTATCATCCCGCGATCATTAAGATGCTCGAGGATGTTGTCGGTGGCGGGACTATTGCTCGCTCCGACTTGAGAACAGCGCTATTCGACGGTCAGCCGTTGGATGAACTGCCACCTTTTTGCGTGGTTGGTAAAGACTCAAACGGTGCCTATCATGTGGTGAAAACTGCTAAAGTAACGGAAGCCGTTGAGGCTACGGGTAAAGTTATCAAAGTAGCCAAGAATCATCTTTTTGCTATTGGAGACTTTGTGACCGCAGGCGGTTCGTTTACAGGAGCATCGGATAAAATTACAGCTATTGATAAGAGTAATGTGGGCTACGACTTGCTTACTATTGAAGCTGCAATTGGGGAAATAGCCTTGCCTGCTATCCTTGTGGCTGTAAAAGCTAAAGCTGCTGCCGGCTCTGCTGTTCCGACAGTAGATACCTCTGACTTGGTTATAACAATGGCTAAAGTTGATCTTACGGTGGCAAATCAATCATGCGGATTGATGGTACGTGGAACTATTCAAGAAGATAATATGCCTTTCGTGGTAGATGCTAACTTGAAGAAGCTAATGCCTTTAATTCGTTTCGTTTAATCTCAATAATCCAAATTATATATGGAAAGATCATTAATCAAACAAGTGAACAAAAAGAACATGACGGCACGCTTAAACACTCGTCATGTTAAGCCTATGTTTTTCCCTAACTTCTACGGTGTGAAGAGGGTTAGCCGCTTGAAATGGGAAACATTGGTAGGGGAGAAGGGCGCTCCGGTAATGGCAGACGTTATCTCATTTGATGCTTCTGCACCTGAGAAAACTCGTGAGGTAATTAGCAAGATGTCAGGTGATATTCCTAAGACTGCCGTTAAGCGTTCAATGAACGAGAGCGAGTACCAGGAATACAAAGATTTATCAAACGATGCTGCCGGAGATGCAAATCAGATGGAACTTTTGAACCTTGCATTCAAGGATCAAGATTTTGTTTACAACTCTGTACGTGCACGTTTCGAATGGAAATGTATGCAACAAATGTCGCGTGGTGGGTACAACCTTTCCGCTTCTAATAACAACGGTATCGTAACAACTGAGTTTATTGGAATCGGCATGCCAAAGGCTAATAAAAAGGTGTCTGCTGTTGATTGGGCAACTACTGCCACGGCCGATGGCTTGCAAGATATTGAGGATGTTCTTACTGCTGCTGATGCTGCCGGAGTGACGATACAGTATGTTGTGATGTTGAAATCTGACTTTGCCTTATTGAAGAAGCAGAAAGCCACATTAGATAAGATCAAAGGGTGGACGAACAATACCTCTAAATTGGTTATCACCAAGAAAGTGATCAATGAGTATCTTGCAGAGCAGGAGTACCCAGTGCAGATTATTACTATCAGTCCTAAATTACGTATTGAGGACAAAAACCACACACGTAAAACGATTTGCCCATGGGAAAAACATCGTGTATGTTTCCTTGAGGATTTGAATGTTGGTGATATTCAACACGGACCTATTGCTGCTGAAGATTCTGAAAGCATTAGAAAGAAAGCGATTATGGTTAAGAAAGACTTCGTTCTGTTGACCAAATGGTCTACTGAGGAGCCATTCAAAGAATGGACCAAAGCAGAAGCTAATGCTGAACCTGTTGTGAATGATCCTGATGCAATCTTTATGTTGAAAACTGACGGTACCGCATGGCCAGCCAATGAAGATACTGAGGGAACTGATAAAGTTCCTGCTAAGTACTTAGGCCAGGAAGTATCTGACGAAGCAGACGAAAGTGAAGAATAATGGCTACTATCAGAGATACAATACTTGAATACCCTTCCGTAGAGGATATGGAAGGGTATTTAGATAAAGTTGTCAGTGTAAGACGAGGTGTTAATCTCAATGAGGAGTGCACTGTTGATAACATGAGGAAAGTAGAGTTATGTGTCGCTGATATGTATGCAATGCTTGTGAATTCACCGGATTTTACGGAAAATAAACTTTCCATTACTCATCCACGCTCATTCTATCTACAGACAGCAAAACGCTTGTATATAGAAAATGGAGAACCAGAGAAGGTGGCTAGTTTAGGTAAAAGAATTATCGTCAAAGGAAATGCTGGTAATCGATGGTAAAACGAAATGCACATACAGCAGTTGTAACCGTTCCCGGGTCAGGTGGAAAGGTTGTTAACGGTGAATGGGTAAACGGTGAGAGCTCTACTCAGTTAGAAGTGAAAGGACACTATGATCCTGTTAGTAATTCCAGGGTGGTTATCAAGGTAAACTCTCAGGGGAATGAAAAGGAGGTTCATGGCGAATTTTATACCCGTGCAAAGGCTGTAAAGGAAGCAAGTCATTTACATATTGACTCAATAGGCATTGATGTGGATATTATATCTTGGGAACAGTATCAATCACATTCAGTAATTTACGTATGAGCAAGAATGCAGGCTTTACGCCAATGTTTTCCGATGATGAAATAGATCAATGGTTCGATATCTTCAAGGAAGAGGCCGAAGATAAGATTGTTACTTTGTTGCAAGCTGCCGGAGAAATGTTTGTCAAGTATGCGCGCGAGTTGCACACGTACGAGGATCAAACCGGCAATTTGAGAAGTTCAATTGGCTACATGATTGTTCATGATGGAATTTCTGAATTCGAGAACTTCCAGCAGTCTGATAAAGGAAGCGATAAAGAACAAGGGCTAGGTAAAGGTCGCCAGCTGGCAGAGGCGATAGCATTAAGTCATTCATTGGGTTACGTTCTTATTGGGGTGGCAGGAATGCAATATGCTGCAGCCGTTGAGGCTAAAGGCTACGATGTTGTTACCGGGGCATGTATGCAAGCTGAAATCTGGCTAAAGAAATCTATTCAGAGCGTATTTAAACAGTATAACAATGGCTGACGAATTCGATATCATAGATTACGTATATGATGCAGTTGTAGCTGCTAACACAGGTCTGACGGTTTATAAAGATCGTTCTATTACCGGAGAGGCTAATAACCATATTGTTATCAATCATTTAAACCTGAATGAAAGTGATGATGAAGTTACCGATTTCGTTAGTCTGCTTCCTGTTAATGTGAACGTCTTTATTAAACTGAATCAAAATGGTATGATAGACCGTGCCGCAATGAAAGTGGCAGTACGATCTATTCGTACCTCTATTAAAAACATATCAACCATCAATGGCCAATACCGCCATGCACATATTGAATGGACTGGGAGGATTGAAAACCTTAAAGATGGATTTGATTGTATGAACATTAGAATTGTTTTTGAAACTGATAAATAATAATTAAAATTATGGCAAATTCAAGACCTATTGCAATGGGCATTGCCCGTATTGCTTACGGAACAGTTGGAGATGGAGTTCCGGCATCTGCTTTTACCGATCTCCCGTTGCCTACCAAAAGTAGTGTAGCATTTAACTTTCAAGACCCTAAGGAAGTGCGTATCGATGTCGAAGGCTCTTCTGATCCTCTCTATGTAACGCTTGTGAAGGATTCTACCGATTACATTGAATTCTCATTTCCTACTCCGTCTAATGATGTAATTAAGGAAATGACAGGTGGTGAACTTGATGCCGAAACAGATAAATGGAGTGAATCGGTTGAAACACCGGATATTAATAAGTCTTTTCAGATTGACACTCCGGTACGTAACGGGAAATATGTCCGTTATACTATCGTTAACGGAAAAGTAGCAGCTAAGTTATCTCAGGCTCCCGGAGCTGAACAGCCCGAATTGTTGCTTGTAAGAGTATACAAACAGGCTGCAATTACGGCGGCAGGGTTAAAGAAAACAGCTTTTACGCGTGAAGTTCTTACCCCGACAGCTGGATAATAAACTAGGTTAGGTTATGTTTCAAAAGGTCGGAAGAGGACTCTCCCGGCCTTTTTTATAAGTACTATTATGATTAAGCATCTATCACAATTAGAATCAGATACAATAACCGAACAAGCTATTGTAATACCGTTTGATTTTAGCAATAAAGAGTCCGTTCCGGAAGGTAAGGATCTAGGTGATACTATTGTTATCAAACCGATAACCGTTCGTACATGGTTTAGAATAAGACCACTTATCCTCCAGATTGAAAAGGAAGATTTGGAGAAGATAGTAGTTAAGAAAGATGAGGTCAATCTTGATTTAGCGGATATAATGGCTAAATATGATGATTTAATTGTAGACATCATTTGCCTTGGTATTCATAATAAAAAGAGCAACCCGCCTGAATGGTTCCGGGATGTATTGATTGATAATACCACTTGGGAAGATATGAGGATTCTGCTTAATGCTATAATCTATAGAATAGGTTTTTTCCCTTTTTACAACTCTATCACGACTCTGCGGAGAGTGAGCCCATTAAAGACGGAGACGGAGATAATAGCCGTCCGCAGGAATCTAATGAGCTGGCAGGAATCAGCCAAGCCCGATTCTTAGTTAATGTACATGATTGCCTAGGACTGAGCCATATAGATACACTAGATAGTAGTATTGCCCTGATAGAAGCTATGCTTCAAGAATTTATTTATATACAAAAGGAGAGAAAAAGAGCCATGAAAACAGGTGCTGACGAAGATGGAGAGGATTATGAATGGGTAGAGTTGCCTTCATTTGATGATCCTACTAAAACCATCCGTTATAAAAAATACTATGATATAGCAGGGAAGGTGAATACGAAAGAAAATTGACCTTGTGACTATATATTAGTTTAGAGATTATTTTGGTTTAGAATAGTATTTGTCCTGACCCTTGCCTGCTGTGAAGCACGCGAGGGTTTTATATTTTAAGAGAAAACGGTTATGGGAATAAAAAACAAGAATAATGCGATGTACTTTGCTACCGGTATAGATAACTCCGGCCTGTCTGAAGATGCGGAACAAGGGAAGAAGATTGTTCGAGATATGACTGATGACATCGTTGCCGAAGGTAGCAAAATGAGAGATGCTTTTGCAAAAGCAGGGACAGGGGTCGTTAGCATTACTGATAAGATCAAGGAGCTAAAGATTGGGATTAACCAAACTGAGGCTGATATTAAGACACTTCAAAACACTTTTGAGAATGCGGCTCCTGGTAAGGCCAAGATGTTCGCTTTGCAGGAACTGGAAGCAGCAAAGAAAGTCCTGCAAGAAGATAAAATAGCTCTTCAGGATTTGGAGACTCAAATGAAAAAAACGAGTACCGGTCCAATTTCCCTACGTACACAGATCAGAAACCTAAAAGAAGAAATGGCTTTAATGACGGAAGAGTCAGAGGGCTATGAGGCAGCTATGAAGAAGCTTGGTGCTCTGATGGATAAGCAAGGAGATATTGCTACTCAAGGAAAGATATTTGCTGATGATGAGAAAGGAATTCGTACTGCCGTTGAGAGTGTGAATCTTTTTTCCGGTGCATTGACTGCCGGAATGGGTGCCGTCTCTCTCTTTGGTATGGAAGAGGAGAGATTAGCCGCGATACAGACTCGTCTACAATCTGTAATGGCTATCACCATAGGTTTACAACAGGTTGCTACGTCCTTAAATAAAGACTCTTATGTCCGTCGAATACTGTTAGTCAAAGCCGATAACTTACTTACGGCCGCAAATACGAGATTAGCTGTTTCTCTTGGAATCTCAAATGTGGCGGCAAAAGCATTAATGGCCACTCTTACATTAGGACTAACGGTGGCTATCGGTGGCCTTATTTACTTATGGGATAAATACAGTTCCCGGGTTAGTTATGCGGCCGAAAGACAGAAACAATCTCAGGAGCAAATTAGCAATGCGGTTAATTCGGTATCATCCACTGTCGCCGATCAGATGGTAACGCTCTATAATCTGATTAAACGATGGGATGCCCTGGGAGATAACTTAAAGAAGAAGAAAAAGTTCATCGAAGAGAGTAAAGATGAATTTCATAATCTTGGTTTGTCCGTTAATACAGTTAACGAGGCCGAGAATGCGCTTGTTAAGAACACCAATTCTGTGATTAAAGCTATGCAATTACGTGCACAAGCGGCAGCCTATCAGAAAATAGCACAGGAAGAGTATGAGAAGATGGCCAGGGCTGAACTGAAAGCTCAATTTATAGAGAACTCGGCTCCTACCGAAGAAGATTATCGTAAAGTTGCCAAAACCAAAGGTGGCTTAACGATTGATAGAGGAATTGATATGTCAGATACGGCTAATGCGGAGGCTAACAGGTCGAAAAGAGCTAATCAGTTCCGTGTTGAGGCCCGTATGCACTTGATATGGGGAAATCATGTAATGAAGTCAACGGATGATTTAAATAAGCAACTCTCCGATGAATTTAAAAAAGCCGGTATTGTTGAATACAATGGCAGTGATACATATAAGCAAGAGCAAGATGCAGCGAGAAAGGCTAAGGAGGAAGCGAATAAAAAGAAAATAGCAGATGCCGAAAGAACGAAACAGATCATTGAAAGCAATCAGAAGATAAAGGAAACTCTTGATCAAGGAGAGATTGATCTCTGGCAATCTCGTATTGACCGCATGGATGAAGGTTATGCAAAACAGAAAGCACGAATAGCCTTGAATTATGATAAGATGATTCTTGAAATCCGGAATAAGGAAAAGGAGATGCTTAAAGCCCAGCAAGAAGTGGAGAAACTTGAATGGCAAACAAAGAATCCTGATTGGGAGAAAAAAGGCCTTGTGTTTAAGCCTACGACAATAAAAATCTCCCAGTTGCCTGATAATTCACAAAAACAACTTGTATCGATGTACTCCGCTGCGTATGGAGAGCGGGAGAAGGCTGAGAGTGATTTGCTAAACTCATTGCTTGAAAAACATCAAGATTATGATGCAAAGCGCCGTGCCATTGAGAAAGAGTATAATGATGATATTCTGGCTCTGCAATTAGAGAGACAAGCTATTTTGGCCAAAGGAGACAAAGATGAGCTGGCGAAAATAGATAGTGCCATAGCCAATGCTACAACAGAGAAAGGCAAAGCTCTGATGCAGAATTCTTATGAAATGCTCAAACAGTCTCCGGATTATATTCGTGCTTTTGAGGATTTGAAAAATACTTCTTCAGATACGCTCATGTCCCTAGTTGATCAATTTGAGGCCGTGAAAGATTCTGCTGCTGCTTCCCTTAACCCTGAGGGTTTGAGAGAATACACGGATACGATTCGGGAATTGATGGATGAGCTGGATTCAAGAAATCCATTCAAGGCTCTTGCCGATAGAAAAAAAGAATTGATTGATGCGGAGAGAGAGCTTATTATAGCCCAAAAGCAGCTTGATGCTGTGAGAAATGGCGCAAAGATAGTAACGGGAGTAAAGAGTTTAAAGCTTGACAATGGTAAGATTAAAGCAGAGAATATTTATTTATCAGCATCTGAAGCTTTAGCCAAGTATAATAAAGCAAAGGAAAAAGCCAATGAGGCGAACAATAATTTTCAAAAAGCAGAGAAAGCGTCTCTTGAAAAAGTAGATGGTTTGGCCAATGCATTATCCAACTTGGGAGGTACGATGGAGGGAACTTCCGGAGAGATTATATCATTGATTGGGGATGTTGGTTCGTTTACTACAGAGGTAATATCTGGTATAACAAATGTTTCCCAAAAAGGCGCTGGAGTCTTACTTGCCCTTGAAAAGGCAAGTGTTATACTGACTATTTTACAAGCAGGTATTCAATTGATGCGATCTCTTAATTCCATACTTCCTGATGCTTATAATGAATATGAGAAATATGCTGCAAAAATAGAAGAGATTAACAAACTAACGGATGCTGTAAACGATTACAAGATTGCAGTGCTAGAAGCCAATAATGCGGAAATAGATTGGTTTTCTGAGGACAAATTAAAGAATCTCCGAGACTATAAAGAAATTCAGGAGGCTGTATGGGATGCATATATAGACAAAATAAAGGAAGCTCAAGCTATTTATCAAAATCAATCGGGCGGAGGATGGATTACTAATCCATGGAATTCATTGCTTGGTGTATATGATTCTATTTATGGCACAAGTATATTCGGACATGACTACGAAAAAGGAACAACGGCCGCGATAAATAACTTGCGTATTGAGACTAGAAAAAAAAGTAAAGGATTTCTCGGCTCCGGTATAGGGGGGAAATCTCAGAAAACAGAAGATCTACAAACGTGGATCAATGACAATAAGGATAAGTTTAAAGGTTTAGATACAAACCTTTTCGATAAAGAACTGAATCTTAATACTGAACTCGCAAAATCAATTTTGGATAATTATGGTGATAAACTAGTCGGGCAGACCAAGGAAACACTCGAGGCTTTAATGGAGTTGCAAGAAAAGTATGATGAATATCTGGAGCAGCTGCATGAGTATGTTAGCACTCTTTATGAGCCTCTTGTGAATAACTTTGTTGATTCCATCTGGGATTGGTTTGATGAAGGTAAAAACGCCTTGGATAGCTTTAAAGAATATGCATCTAGTACGTTCCGCGATATCGTGTCAGATATGTTAAAGACTATCGTTTTGGATAAAGTTGTTGGTAGTTTTAGCGATGATATAGCTAATGTATATGAGGAATATGCTAAGGGCAATATTAACGAATCGCAATTAATGAAGAAGGTCTCTGAACTGACAAAAGTATTAGTTGGCAATTATGAAACAAATATCCCAACGTTAGAGAATATCCTTAAAGAGGTTAATTCTTATCTATCCAATGCCGGCATTGATCTCTCGACTAATTCTTCCACGGAGAAAGGCGTTACAGGTAAACTTGAAGCCGCGTTGACAGAGGGCACGGCATCCGAAGTCCTAGGCGTAATGAATATGAGTGCACTTGATATACGTGCGCTAAAAGAAATGTCCGCAGATCATTTTCAGAATTACGCTGAAACGATGAACTACATCTTCAATATACTTGATGAAACCCGCCAGATCAATGAAAACACCAAGCGTACAGCTGATAATACAGACGGATTGATTGATAAGCTTGATACAGGCTTTAAGGAACTGAAAAGCGAGCTTACGGAGATTAAAAAGAATACCAAAGATACATCGGGGAGGTAAGAACTATGGATTATAAAATTGATAATGTTAGCTTAAGTGAGTTTGGGGTATATCCCACTAATGCTTCAGGAGAGAAAATCGCTCTTTCCGGATTGTTTGATTTGCCAAAACGTAAAGGCACAACAGAATACGATTGGGTAACATCCATAGAACCTTTCGTTGATGCTTCTGATATTGAATTAGACGGTCGCTCATTAACTCTTAATGTAGCCATTAAAGGAAGTTCTCTTGCCGATCTTCATTCTAAGCTATCCGCTTTTAAAGAGGCTTGTATTGCTTGTAAGAAGCTATGGACCGAAGTAGGAGAGTTTAATGTCATACAGAAAGATGAGATAGCCGTAACGGAATATCCGTTTAATTGTGTGGCCGTGATAAAAGCTCCGTTCTGGGAATACTCTTATGTACCTGCTAATATAACAATTCCGGCTTCGGGTAACGGTGAGTATATGCTTGATTCATACAATCTGGCAAAAGATTTTGGATTACATATTACTTCTTTCCGTGATGTAAACAGTACGCCTAAGAGGGTAGAAGGGAATACCACGCTTCTATACAAAGAGACTTCACATCGATCATATTATGATTTTAGCCAGCAATGTAATATGGTGGGCAATGATATTTATGACCTGTACAATAAGATGCATCAACTGAATTCTTTGCTGATAACTCCCGGACTTCATACTCTGAAACTACCCGGTAATACGGCTCGCTCTGTATATTTTAAGGATGGAACGACGGTTACTTACTTGTCTTCTCGCGTGCTTCGGTTTGATTTAAAATGTAGGGTAATCAATGGATGAATTAATCAGTATATACAGGCTTGTAGATGGTGTTCAAACTACGGTTTGCAGCATATCCAAAGAGAATGCTTCGCTGAATCAAGGAATAATGGATAAAGATAAAGTAACACTATCTGTTGTTACCGAGGATCCTATTTACTTGACAGAGGGAGATTATATTCTGCTGGGAGATGTTAAATACAAAATTAATCGCGATCCTGAGGATAAGCAAAAGTCAGAGAAAGAACATTCTTATGAGATTTCCCTTGAAGCTCCTATTTACACTTTAATTGATAAGGTTTATTGTAATAAGATAACCGGTTCGACCACATTTTCCCTTACCGGGAAACTAAGAGACTTTCTCGAACTACTTATCTGGAATATCAATGTTGATAACAATCCGCTTGGAGTTGATACGGGATGGACGATAGGCCTTTGTCCTGATACGGATTATTTGAATATCACATTCGATTCAGTTAAATGCCGCGATGTACTTTATACTTTGGCTTCTAAATTCGGGCTTGAGTATTATGCTGCCAATAAGACGATCAATTACGTTTCACGCATTGAGAATGAGACCGGACTAGTGTTTACGCAAGGTCAGGGTGGTGGCTTGTATGAGGTTGAAAGAAAGAATGTGGATGATGGCGACCTAGTTACGCGTGTATATCCGAAGGGCGGAACGGAGAATGTTATTCCGGGTGAGGGCGATTTTGAGGGTCGCCTAATGCTCCCTGAAGGATATATTGAGAATTTCTCCGAAAGTAAAAGAGGCGTTGAGGCTGTGGTGGTCTTTGATGGCATTCATCCTACTTTTCAAGGATCCGTGGGAACGGTGAGCGGTGATAATAACCGTGAATTTCTTTGTCCCGGTATTGATTTCAATATAGCTGATGTTGCCGTAGGCGATGAAGGACGAATAAACTTCCTGACGGGTGATTTAATGGGTAAATCCTTTGAATTTAAATGGGATAATAATCTCAAGAAAATTACTCTTATCTACCAGGAAGATAACTTAGCCGAAATTGATCCCAATACTGGGAGCCGTCCAAACATTCCTTCAGCGTCCAAATACCTTCGAGGCGGTGAGCTATTTAATTTTACCGGATTAAAACTATCAGGTACCTACAAAACGAACGCAATAACCAAATTACGCCAGAAAGCAACTGAATGGTTGGCTTATTATTGTCGTAAGCGTGTCAAATTTGAGTTAACTGTTGATTATCGGTATATACGTCAGAATGATGTAGAGCTGCACTGTGGGGACTTAATAACGATTAATGTTCCTCTACATAACATTAGCAAGCTCATCCGTATTACTTCTATCGAAAAGAATCTTCATACAGGTAAATTGACTTGTACGGTATCTAATTACCTAGATGAAAAATGGCGTGATAAGATAGAAGAACAGATCGGAGAAATCAAATCTTCTACGGCTACCGTGAACGGTGGTTATGGTGCAACAAGCGTTACCATATTGGAGAAGAATGATGAGCGGGAACCTTCTGATAGCAATGTGATGTCAGCTTTACGCACCTTTAAGGAAATCTCACAACGTGCAATAAGCCGGACAAACCCCGATAAAGCCGCTGAATTGATCACTTTTATAAAGGGCATTATCTCAGAAGACACATCTTATATATCACAATTAATAGTTGGCGGTACATCTGACACTGTTTCATCCGGGCTGACCGAAATATCATCTGAAGAAGATACCGATGTCGTGGCGCCATCTCTACAGGAGACAGCATCTGAAGAAGAGGTAGACGGCTCCACGCTAGGAGGGCTTACAAACGTCAATAACGAAGTCGATGTGCAAGATGCGCAGGACGTCTTCCTTGTGAAATCGGCCGGATCAGACAAATGGGGCAAGCGTAACGTGAAGGATTTTACCGGTAAGGATGGCGTAATAGCTTATCCTACCATATTTTTGAACCCGTTAACAGGTAGACTAGTGCTTCGGGTGCCAACCAACAATTACGAGAATAGATTTGCAGTTAGAAATGGTCATTTAATGTTAATACAATCATAGTTATGACAGAAGATATAGATTTAGGAA